CGTATGGGCGGGGTTTGTCACTTCGGTGGCATGACACAGGCATTGCCTGAGCGTAACGTGGTGAGTACTAGTACAAGAATTCTTCACTACAAGGTCCCGCACTGTCAGTGAGTGCGCGCTTTCCTTCTATAAACATGACTCTTACCAGCCGGCAACAAATCCAGCTAGCATTGGTTCCACCTTCGGCGAAACCAATGCTTCGTAAGATGTACGAACTTACCAACAAAGGTACTGGGAAAGGGAACAAAGGTGGTCAGAAGCAACGTCGCATGAACGTTGCCAATCTTAATCGTATGCCTGGCCCACAAAATATCGCTCGTGGGATCATGCCGGATATGACTAAGGGCAATTGGGATCAGACACCTGCTTCGTCTAATGTAATCGCGCCACGTGGTTTCGGCTACTACGACGCCTTTGCACATGATCCATTCTCCGTTGCCACCCATATGTCTATCGGCCCCGCGACCCCGATTGTTGGCACTACTGTTTGCAACAACGGCCTTATCACCAGGAAACCCGATAGTCTTGCGACTAGCGGTTTGGAGGCAGGGGCTATTTTGCTAATTGTTTTCCCATCAACCGGCAACGTACAGGCAACTGCTTTCGAGTGTGATGGCAATCTTGATGCTACTCCCATTAAGAGCACCATTTATCAGTCGCCTCAGTTGACCTCTGACCAGCCTGACAACGCTATACCAACACGGTGTTCTTTGCGTATGCGTAATTGGACACAGCATGTCGGAGTAGGCGGCATTGTTCGCATTCTTCGAATGACTACTGGTGTTGGCTTGCTCGCTGGTACTACCAGAAATGATGAGCTCTGTGCGTTGCAGCAAGGCATTCGTTCGCATACTCGTACAAGAACTTATGGAGGCGAGGAATTATGCGATACCCACCAAAAGAATTGTTCAGTGGTGGATCAGAGTAAAGCCACTTGGTTTCGTGACTGGGATGCAGTCACTGATCATAACCAAATGCCCTGGACACTTCCACTCGGTTGGAATCAGGATCCAACCGTCCCAGCTGGTCGTTCCGGGGCCTTTTCCACTCAACTCCATGACCCATCTTACACCCCGATTGCAATCCTCTTCGAGCCATTTGTCGCTGCTGTCAGCGGTGGCACTGTCGGGAACTCGTATGAGGTGAGTGTTCGTTCGCAGTTCTTGGCTCATTACACGC